ACGCTTGACCTGGTCGGCGTCGCGGCGCTGGCCGCCGTAGCCGCGGGGATGCCACATCATGCGACACCCCCGTTCGTTGCGATGGCCCAGAGCAGAAGTGCTATGGCATCGGCCTCGTTGTCATCGGCGGGGCTGAAGCCACGTTGACGAGCAGCGGTCATCATCGCGTCCTTGTCGGCGTTGCCCTTGCCGGTGGCGTGGCGCTTGATTGTGCCCACAGGCACGCCCTGATAAGGCACACCGCGCAGCTCGGCCCATGCGGTAAGGGTCGCCATCAGGCCGCCATAGACGTGGGCTGCGTCGGTGCCTGCGTGGCGACGGACTTCCTCGAACCAGATTATCCCCACTGGTCCTGACAACCGGTCCAGTTCACCCAGCCAGTTGGTAAAGCGCAGGTAGCGCATGCCGCCACCGTCGAAGCGGCCAGGCCGAAAGCTGGCGGTGCCGCTGGTGATCAGCCCATCGTAGCCGCGCAAGGCCCAGCCTGTTGTGGTGCCGAGATCAAGGGCGAGGATGCAGCGGTGGTTGGCAGCGCTTGCGGGGAGCGATTCAAACCTTGCGCTGTCAGTTTTGGCGATCAGTGTCGTCACAGCCATGATGGGTCTCCTTTGCTGGTGGCTGGTCTTGGTGGAAGACGACGGCGGCCTGGTGCCTGGGCAGGTCGGGGCCGCCGTCGTCGGATCGGGATGCAGTGCAGGTGACCTCGGGGGGCCACGCGCAAGGCCCAGACGTATGGGAGGAGAGGCCAACCCCAGGGGGTGGCCTCCCCATACGTAGTATGGGGGTTTCCCTATCAGTCCTCCTGATCGTGCAAGTATATGATTTTTAATGTATTTCAGGCGATTTTGAGGACGAACAAGGAGGACGTGGTTGTCGGTCCTCGTCCTCTGCAACCCCTTGATTTCATTGGGTGAGGACGAAGTGAGGACGAGGACCGACAACTTCGTCCTGAGGACGAGGAAGATTTTGGGGAGGACGAAGTCAGTCATCGAGCCCCTCCGGATAGACCCAGATGGCGGGGTTCTCGACCTGCAGACAGGCGCCGGTGCCAGAGCATTTGTAGTGGCTCGGCAGGACCGGACGGCCATCGCCAAGCACCTCACCGCTTTCGGTATCGACGTCAGGCTCGGTGCCAAGGCGCATGCCGTCAACGACCAGATAGCCGAAGCGGGAGCGCACGACCGTCAGACCGAGCGGGCGACCATCCCGCAGGAATTTGATCTGCCCTTTGGTCGTCAGAACACCAACGCGGTCCCGGATTGTGTATTTGCTGCCAAGGCCTGCCTTGTTCTCGAAAGCCTCACCAAACTGGGTGGTCGTGTAGAGCCGCCCCGCTGCAGCCTCCTCAAAGAGGATGTGCAGGATGACGTCCGCCTTGCGAAGCCGCTCGGCGTCGAGCCTGGCGCCCGCCTCCTTGCGCACAAGGCGCTGGTTCATATGGTTCAACTCGACCCAAGCGCCATTGACCTTGTCGATGAACTTTCCGACAAGCGCAGGCCCGTTCCGCAGCTCGATTTCCAGCCTGCGGACGGTGCTGTCCTCGTCGGGCCGGTGCATGAGCAACCCGGACGTGTAGAAACCACGCAGCGCGCTGGCCCCGGACAGTGCCAGAAAAGGATCGTCCTTGACCTGTTGCTTGGCCGCCTTGCGGGTGTGGTGGGCAAGAATGATGCCCGCATCCGGATTAACCGCATCGCGCAGCACCTCCACCCGGTCCTTAAGGAAGAACATCATGGCGGTGTTGTCGTTTTCGCCACCGCCGTCTGGACCGCCGTCAAAGAGGTTGCGGATCGGGTCGATGCAGAGGATGTCGGGCGGCGCATCAGGGAATGCCACGCGGATTGCCTCAGTGATGCGGGAGACGCCATCCTCGTTCAGCAGGATCTTCAGTTTCGGGGTGGCGACGAAGGTGTCGCGCGCGGCGGCGATCACCCCTTGCGGCAAGCCGATCCGCTGCATGCGTTCGCGCAGGTAGTGATACTGGATTTCCGCCTGCAGGTAGAAGATGCGCAACGGCTTGGGCGGCGTGAAGTCGAGAAACGGCACGCCTGCCGCCATGTGGACCAGCAAGGAAATCAGGAAGTCACTCTTGCCGACCTTTGGGGCACCGCCCAGTACCAGCAAGCCGCTTGGCGTCAGCACCCGCGGCGCGATGATGTCGTCAGGCATCGGGCTGCGATCATCGAGAAGCGCGCCAAGGCTGAAGGTCGGCAGCGGCCCCGCCGGTGCATCGGGCCGTGCCGCTCGCAGGAGTGGTGGGCCGTTGCGTTTTACATGCAGTGCCCAGAGGCGTTCAGCCTCGGCCTGCAGCCGGTCAAGCGGCCATTCGGGGCGCAGCATCGCGGCGTTGTAGCCGCAGATCGCCTGCCACCCCTCGAACGGATCAAGGCGACCGTCATGGACCAGTCGGATGTAATGGCCGATGGCGGCACTCGCCCCCTGAAACCGCGACCAGTCATCCACATCGCCTTCGCGCACCGGGTTGGACAGTACGGCATCGACGCTGGGCTTGGCGGTGGGTATCGCGCTGCTGGCCATGCCCACGCCGGGCAGCGGCGGCATGTCGGCCACCCGTTCCGCGAAATCCGCCAGATCGACCTCGACCGGGTTATGATCGCGGATTTGCACCAGCCGCTGATGCCCGTGCTTGTGATAGATGGTTCCAGCGACACGGATCGGCTGGTGGGCAGAGCGGAAATGGGTGTCGCCGCCCACCTTGATGGCGACATCGCCGCGCAGGCGACAGAGGGTGGCCAGATCCTCGCGCTCGGCGGGTTCGGTCAGTTTCCACCAGACATGGAGCTTTGCCGCCCCCTCTGGCGTGCGTCCGCCGCTTTCGACGATCAGGGTTGGCGTGCCAAGGTGGCTGATGATGTGATCCAGCTTCGCCGGGATATCGCCTGCGTCTAGATCGACCACGAGGGCCTGCATCTGCAGCACATCGGCGGCGCACGCCTGGCCCTGTTCCGCGACCGTGCCAGGGATGACATAGACCGCAGCGCCTTCGCGATTGGCCCATGCGGCGAAGGTCGTCAGCTTTTCACGGGCGGTCCCATCTGACGGGATCCAGATGTTATGCGGCTTGCCATCCCGGCCCTGACCCTTGTCGACAAAGCCGCGCAACGGGATCAGCCCCTCGCACCAGCTGAAGACCGTCTCAAGGAAGATGGCGACCTGCTCAGGGTCGGGATCGCAGCTGGACGGGATGTCAGGCGGATGGCCGTCATTAAAGTCCATCCAAGGGTTGAAGTGCAAAATGCCGTCCTCGCTCATCCTTCCAGCCTCCAGCAACGCTCGGACCAAGAGCAGAAGCGGCATTCGAAGAAATCGGGCGTGTTGGTGATGCGCGGTAGCAATTCGCCTGCATCTGTGGCCTGCAGGATGCGCACCCCACGATCCGACATGCGCTGCGCAAGATCCGCGTCGAACGGCACCAACTCATGGTGCATCTCGGCCGTGTCCTTGTTGATCGCGGTGAACACGGCGGGCGCGGCGCTGATGCCGGGGACGCTTGCTTCCATGTATGCTTGGTAGACCGCGATCTGGGCCGCGTAGACCGGTTTGGATTTTGTCACGCCGTCCTTGACGCAGGCGCGCCAGTTCTTGGCGTTCATGGTCTTGCATTCCCACAGCGCGGGAACCGCAAGCCCGAAGCCTTCGGGTCCGGCAGCGATGATGCCGTCGACATGGCCGCGAATGCGCGCACCGGCGACAGAGAAACCGAACTGGCTGCCATCGGGCCGGTTGCCCTTGCGGGTGTAGAGATTAAAGCCCGCACCTCGCAGCCAGGCCACGGCCAGATCCTCCAGCACATGGCCGATGGCGAAGATGCGCAGCGACTGGCCGCTGAAATCCCGGCCGTCGTCCTTGGGCGCTGCAGTAAACTCGAATTGCAGTGCGCGTTCGCATGCGTGGCCGAGGCGCGATCCGCCGAGATAGTCCCGCGGTGTGCGGATCGCTTGATCGGCGGTCAGTGCATGATCGACGGCTCCGTTGACCTGGTCGGCAAATGTCTGGCGATGGTTGAAGTCCAGTGTCAAAACGGCACCTCCGATGTCTGGTCCCGGGCGATGTCGGACATGGCATCACGGAACCCTTCGACGGCCTCTTCGATCAGGGCGCGCACCTGCGCTTCGGTCAG